TGAGTGTATGATGTGTGGCGCTGTTTTTTCTGCGTCCGTGCTTTTCTTCAAACGCATCATGTAGACATTAGCAGCTCTAGGCTGCGGTTCTTCCTTGTCCTCTTTCTGCATCCGGACAGGCATAATCAAGTCCTTTGTCGCTTCCTCGGTAAACTTTTTGAGTACCACAAGCAAATCTCTTTTTGTCATCCCTATCCTCCTACACCGCTGAGCAGCCGCCAAACTTCATGCTCAAGCCGTTCGTCAAATGATTCCTGGATGGTTTCAGTCATCAGTTCGACGATTGTTTCATTACCCATCATCTGAGCAGTACTCGGTCCGTATTTCTGCTCTACCGGCAATCGTGCTTTACCAACGCGCTCAAATATCCTCATGGGTCCATATACACGGGCAGCGAACGCACTTGATATAGTGCCGCCACCGCCACGCTTGACCTGTGCGGTCACACCGCCGCCGCGAGAAGCTTTTACGCTAAACTCGGTCAGCGGAATAACGGAACCTCTGAAATTGATATTGAACGCAGCGGTACCACCGCCACCACTGACGTTAGTGGTCACGGTGACATTCTTCATGAAGCCGCCTTTTGTTATGACATACTCGCCGGCCACGAATCGACCCGCTTCTGTCTTGGCGCGTTCTCCTGCGCGTTTCAACGCTTGATGTGACGCTTTGATAACACCGTCTGGTATTCCTGCAAGCAGCTTTTTCACGCGGTCGAGCTTGGCTTCACCAATCTCTTTTACTTCGATAGATACACCGCTCATTCGTCAACCGCCCCCAGTTCTATCCGAAGCATTCCCATATCGCAGCCCGACGTCACGACGGTATAATCGGAGAAGAACCCGCCGCCACCTTCCTGGTGATTGATTTCGATACGCTGCCCCTGTTCCGGCTCCGCTCCATCAAGGTCTGTCTGAGCGCAACGCAAGACGGCAGATACTCGGAATAATCCTTGTACACCGCCGTCTTGTCCAGTTGTTACAGGTTTGTCAGTCTCTCGGAGTTTTGCCAGTATGATGGGTATGTCGGTGTATGTATTGCCGTTGTATTTGACAGTGCGCTTTTCCGCAAACTTGTCCGTGTCAAGAAACACATTCTTGTTTGCAGCTTCTACCATTTCTTTGAAGCCCATCAATCCACCGGCTCGTCAGCGCCCAAGACCGGAGGAGTTTCGCCGTCATCGACTTCGTCATCGTCCTCGTCGTTGACGTCATCATCATCGGTCTTGTCCTCGTCATCGGTGCTGTCGTTACCAGTGTCGTCATCGTCCTCGTCGTTGGCGTTGACGACTTCAGCTTCCTCAAAGATTTCGTAGGTGCCCTCGCTTACCTCTACAACGGCCAGGTGAGTCTTTTCGAGCACATCCCATATCGCCTTGCCACGAGTTTTTTGGTTTGTCGTATCGGACAAATCAACTTTAAGACGTGCTGCAATGCTGATTTGGGTGTCTTTGTTCAGCCGTGAGAGCTGGGAGAGTGTCAGCGTTTCGACAATCCTCCCGGTGCCGACCTTGCTGCCAGTATCGCTGCCGGTTTTCCCACCGTCTGCTTTTGCAGTCGGCTCTTCTCCGGTCGCGTACTCTGCCACGCCCAGCTCTACAAGGCGTTTCGCTTCGGCGTCATCTATCTCGAACGGTGGATCCGTCCGGGTTTTGTTGATGACCCCAAAAGAGTTAGGCTTTGAGAGTCCGTAAGACCCGCTTTTTATCCTGATAGATTTCATCGTCCTGCTCCTTTCAGCACGTTAAACTACGTTTGCAGCGTAGATGTACGGGCAATAGTGGTTCGGTGCTGCCAGCGGACGTGCTGCCAGACGGATTGAGCGTGTGTCTTTCGGTTGGTCGACGGTCAGCTTCGGCACGCGCGGGAATGCGTGTGTCGAATGGATTTCATTGCCATAGTCAATTTGTGTGACCTGGCCGTACATCATGCGACCGCAGCCGGGGGATGTGACCATCGCGGACGTTGCCGGGAAGAACGTCTTTGTGGCACCGTTATCATCAACGTAGTTATGAAGTACATTGAGGATATTAAGCTGGAACCCGCCGAAGTTGAGTGAGCCGATGTAGGCGACGCCTGCATACTCTTCAACTCTCGGTGCGAGTGTGCCGAATGTCATGTTTCTGTTATCGAGCAGGCGTTGTACCTTTTCGATGTCGCTGACGGCTTGTGCCGCCTGGCTGCCAAGAATGAGGTCGGCTGCGGTGAGTCCTCTTTGCGCAAGTCTCCAACACATGGCTTCGACGTCGCCAAAGAACTTACCTGCAACATCATCCCACTTTTTGGCTACCGTGTACGTGTGGTCACTGGTTTCCTCGAAGTAACGGATGCGCAGCTTTTCACCTTGGGTTTCCGCGTCGATGTACTGCTGCATTTCGCAGGCATTGGTTATCATTACCTGTGCGCACATCCACTCTTCGCGGCGTGTGATTCTCCTGTCAAGGTCAATCATATCCTGAAGAACGATGCGTGTTGCGCGTTCTGCCTGTGTCGAGTTTGCAAGAATCGACTCTCCGAAGCCGCGCTTCCGCAAGTCGTCGATTGTGAGTATGCGTGAAGGTGCGATATAAGGCGGTGCGAACTCGCTGATTTCGTACCCTCTGCGGTCGACGGGGATGTCGCCGGCACGAGGTTCTACGAATGCCGCCATCCGCAGATCTGCTCTGCGGTACTCAACAAGCACCTTGTCATCCGCGAAGATGTCCACGGCGCCTGTTGGGAAATACCTGTTTTTGAAAAATGAGGTTTCGGGGACGATTTCGTCCACGATAGCCCTCATTCTGTAGGTACTAAGAATGTCTATATTCATTTCTCTATCCTCCCTTAAAGTGCTGCGTGAGGTTTCTTGAACACGATATCGCGCTTGCGAAGCTCGTCCAATTCATCCTCAGAGATTGTGTGATCGGCCAGCATGGTTGTCTTGCCGGGATGGAAACAGCCTGCCGTATAGACAGCCACGTTGACGTCGTTGGCAGCGCTGATTTCCGTGTCATCACATAACACGCTATGCGGAGTTGTGTCCTCCGTGCCGAGTGGTACAAGCTTGCCGGCTGCATTTTTGGAGAGAAGCAAGCCGCGCTTGTAGACGGCTTCACCTGTGCCGAGTTTGGCCAGAACGCCGGCCCTGACCTGTGTGGGCGGAACGATGGCTGTAATCAGCCCATCAAATTCCTTGTCGCCAATCTTCCTGTTAAGGTCTTTCATGTTTTAGCCCTCTACTTTCTTTCCGAGCTCAGCCTGTACCTGCGCTTTCGCGTCGGCATACTTTTGCTCTTCTGTTTTTTGTGCGGCGTCAGGAGTGTTGCCCCCATCAGTCGCGGGTACGTCGCCTGTCCCGGACGCGGCTGCGTCTGCGCTCAGGTCCTTCATGAATGATTTACCTTCGGCTTTCGCTTTCTTCGCGGCGCGGAGTGTCAGCTCCTCGGCTGAACAGGATTTGTCACCGTACTTCGCTTCGAGCACCAACTCGTCATCAAACAAATCAGCGATTTCGTCGATTTCTTTGAGACGCTTGCGCTCATCGGCTACGGCTGTTTTGCCCGCGTCATCACTCAACTCCGCGGAAGCGGCAGATTGAGCTTCAGCTATAAGCTGAGCAGCGAGCTCGGGGCTTTCCTTTTTGAGCTCTTCGAGATTTTTAGCCATTGTTTTGCCTACCTTTCTTTCGTCGGATTGAGCCGACTGATTTTTGTCTATCTCCTCGGTAGCGGATGGCTCCGCTTCCGGCTCGACCGTGATAATGGACTCCGGCAATCCGGAGAACGGATAAGCTGCGTTGATTGGCTTATCATTGAAGTAAAGGGTGCGCTTGTCTGCACTCGCGGCTATTTTCAGTTGTTCGCCATCTTCAAACAACTCGTCAGCAAACCCTCTGTCATGCGCTTCCCTACCTGTCATATACGTTTCGTTTGACATCAAGGTCAGCAGGTCCTCTTCACTCATGCCGGTCTTGCGTACATAAGCAGACACTAGCGCCCTGTCTACCGTGTCAAGCATATCGGCGTCCCGCCGCAAGTCATCAGCATTTAGCGCTTCAAACCAGTACAATATCCACGCCCTGTGAATCATGATGAGCGTCGCTTCACTCACCCTCACGGTATCGGCAGCGCACATGATGAACGACGCCGCGGACA